GACCAAGGAACGACATTCAGTTCGGATGTCACAGTAAAAGACGCTAATGGTAATCCATTTGATTTAACTGGTTATACAGCATTAGCTAGAATGGCCAAAGGTTATTCATCAACAAGAACACGAACAGTTATTACCTGTACAGTAGCCGCTGACGCTACTTCAGGTGTAATTACTATGGCTTTAAGTGCTGATGAAACAGCACAACTAGAAGATGGTAGATATGTTTACGATTTAGAGATATTACAGACCTCATCTAGTACAATAACAAGAGTTATTGAGGGTGTTATTACAGTTAGACCACAAGTATCTATCTAATACAACTCTTTTTTGTTATAAATATACCCAAGGAGAGAAATTATGCCTGATATTACAGCAAAGATTAATGTAAATACATCACAAGGACCACAACAAGTATCCGTTGCCTTGCCCTCTGCTCAAGCGGCACAAAATAGTTCTCTTCAATTAAAACAATTGGGAGATGTGGACACTTCTTCATTAGAAGACGGCGCAATTTTACAATATAGGTCAAGTGACGCAAAGTTTGTAGCTAGAAATGAAATTGTTACAACGACAGGCACATTGACTTTAAACGCAGGAGCATTTTAGGAGTTATAGATGGCAACAGTAATTCAGATAAAAAGAAGTTCAGGTACTACTGCCCCAAGTACGCTGAAACTAGGTGAATTAGGTTATACTTATGGAACAGGAACACAAGGTAATTTAGGTGATAGATTATTTGTTGGTGAGGGTGGCGTTGACGGTTCAGGTGACGCTAATAATATTTCAGTAATTGGTGGTCAGTATTTTACTGACATGTTAGACCATGTTGCTGGTACATTAACAGGTAGTTCAGCAATCATAGCAGACACTAACTTAGCAATTGACCAAATGATTATTGGTAATAGTGCTACAGTAGGTGGTCAAGTAAAATTAAATGAAGGAACAAATAACGGTTCTAACTTTATAGGTTTAAAAGCTCCAAACAATGTAGCCGCTACAACTACTTTCGTATTGCCAGACGGAGATGGTTCAGCAGGACAATTCCTAAAAACAGATGGTTCAGGTAATTTAGATTTCGCAACTGTTAATCAGTTTATTGATTTAGCAGGTGACACAGGAACAGACACATACAATACTGCCGAAACATTAACATTCTCTGGTGGTGCAGGTATGGCAACAGTAGTTACAGATAATAATGTAGCTATCAATGCAACATCATTAACAAATTCAAATTTATCAGGTAGTGCAGGTATCACAAATGCTAACTTAGCAAATCCTACAACTACATTAGGTGCCTCTACATTAACTTTAGGTGCAACTACAACTGACATTGCAGGTTTAACATCATTAGTAGTAGATAGTATTACAATTAATGGTTCTACACTTTCAACAACTTCAGGCAATACAGATATTACTTTAAGTCCTCATGGTACTGGTACTGTTAAAGTTCCATCTGCCTACAAAGACAGAGCGGGTTTTGATTCAGACTCACTAACAACAAAAGCATATGTTGATGAAGTTGCAACAGGTTTAGATGTTAAAGACTCAGCTTTAGTTGCTACAACTGTAAACTTAACTGCTACATACTCTAATGGTACAGCAGGTGTTGGTGCAACATTAACAAATTCAGGTACACAAGCAGCTTTAGTCCTTGACGGTATTACACTTGCAGGTGGCGACAGAGTTTTAGTTAAGGATGAAACAGTAGGTAACAGAGAAAGAAACGGTGTTTATTCTGTTACACAAATCGGTTCAGGTTCAACAAATTGGGTACTAACAAGGGTAACAGACATTGACGAACCTAGCGAGCTTACTGGTGGTTCATTCGTATTCGTAGAATCAGGAACAGCAAATGGCGGAAACGGTTTTGTATTTACCCATGTCGGACAACCGACATTAGGTACAACAGAATTACCTGTATCACAATTCTCTGGTGCTGGTCAAATTGACGCTGGTGACGCAATCGTTAAAGCAGGTAACAGACTTGATGTTGCAACAGATAACTCATCTATTGAAGTTAACGCAGACGCATTAAGAGTTAAAGCATTAGGTATTACAAACGCTATGTTAGCAGGTAGTATTGATGGTGCGAAGATGGAAAACTTTGTATTTACAGACGAAGGCTCTACACAAGGTCAAGTTCAAATTGGTAACCCGATGGAGTTTTTAGCAGGCGAAGGTTTAAATACAAGTGCTTCTGGTAATACTTTGACAATCGCAGGTGAATTAGCAAGTACATCAAATATCGGTGTTGCTAAATTTACAAGTTCTAATTTTTCAGTTACATCAGGTGATGTGGCAATTGTGACAGTTGATGGAGGTTCATTCTAATGAAATTATGGAAAAAATTTAAAAGTCTTTTTAATTTAGACTACCCTTTAGTATTAACTAAAGAACAAGAAATTAACACAGATTTAAAACACTTAAAAACTTTAACCAAAGCTGAGTTAGAAAAACTTGGTAGAAAAATTGGTATTGAGTTAGACAAAAGACTTACAAAAGATAAACTTATTAAACATATTAGAAAACATAGCAAATAATGTCAACGGTAATTAAACCAAAAAGAAGTGAAACGGCATTAAGTGTACCAGCTGCCAATGTATTAGCCGTTGGCGAGTTGGCCATGAATGTTACAGATGGTAAGTTTTATACTAAAACCACTGGTAATGTTGTTAAAGAAGTAGGTGGTGCTGGTTCCGTTAATCTACAAACAGTAGTAACAAACGGTGCGACTACAAATGCAGATATTATTTTAGATGGTGCAAATTTAGTTTTTGAAGGTTTCTTAGCAAACGCATATGAAACATCTTTAACGGCTCAAGAACCAACACAAGATAGAACAATTACTTTACCCAATGTAACTGGTACTGTAATTACAACAGGAAATTTAACAGTAGATGGCACAACAACAGGTGATGTACTTGTTGGTGAGGGTGACGCCCTTGCATATGCTATCGTATTTGGAAGTTAGAAAATATGGCAAGTGCATTTAAAAACGCAGGTATGACAGTTGTAACAACTGACACTTCGGCTGCTAACTTATATACAGCACCGAGTAATGGTCAGGCAGTTATTCATGCTTTGTACATTTCAAATAAAAGTGCTACAAACTATGGTAATGTTGATGTCAAAATTACTACAGACGGTGGTTCTACATTTTATCATGTAGCAAAGTCTGTACAGATAGAACCGGAAAACACTTTAATTCTTGATAAACCACTTAATTTAGAATCTAACGATATCGTAAGAGTTGTCGGTGAATTAAACTCCGATTCTTCTCAACCAGCGATGGAAGCATATGTGGCTATTTTAGAAGTTACATAATAAAAGTATTATAAATAGTATTAAGGAGTAAGTTTATGGCATATTTGGTAGACAAGAAAACAGAAAATGGTATTTTTAGTAGTGCCCAATCTGCCTTTCATGGTCTAAAAGTTGAAAGACGAACATTTGCTAATGATGGTCAAGTAGATGAAGGCATATTAACTTACACAAAGGCTTTTATGTCGGATCCTAATGTGTCGGTTAATTTGGCAGATTACGGTACGCCATACAATGGTGTTGATGACGCTAATAGTGGTGACGCAAACCAGTATAATAGAACATTGATATCAAACCAAGGAACAGAATTAGCTGATGGTAGAACACCAGGCTCAAGAGCGTATGATGGTGTTCGTTTTGACAATAATAAGTTGACATATTATATGAACGCAGACGGATTTCTAGTAGCTAGATACTTTGAAGCATTTACATATAATTCAGGTGCAACAGGAAACACAAGGAACTATACAACATAGGATAACAAATGGCAGATTTCGTATTAGGGAGAATTAAATTTGTATGGAAAGGCTCTTGGGCAGGAACAACTGCTTACATTGCTGATGATGTCGTAAGATATGGTGGTAATGCTTTTATAGCACTAGCAAATCATACTTCTTCAGCATTATTCGAAACAGATTTATCAGCCAACCCGACAAAATGGCAAAAAATGGTTGGTGGTGTTGAATACAAAACTGACCACGCAGACGCAACTTATTATAAAGTAGATGATATCGTTAAGTACGGACCAACATTATGGGTATGTACAACGGCTCACTTATCAACTTCAGCAGTTTTAGATACAACTAAATTTTCAGTATTTTTACCAGGTCTTGAATTCGAGGATTCATGGGCAGTTGGCACACAATACCAACAAGGTGATATTGTAACTTACGGTGGTTATCAGTATGTTGCAGAAAGAAATAACATTGGTGTAACACCACTAGATTCAGGTGCAGATTGGGAAGTAATTACTACCGGTTTCAGCATGCTCGGAACATGGGCGTCTGGTACTGCTTACAAAACAGGTGAAGTTGTACAATACGGTGGTAACACATATGTATATAAAGTAAGTTCAGCTGCAGGTACAAAACCAACCGATACATCTAAAGCAGATTTATTAGTCGAAGGTGTTTCTCATCAAGGAACATACAGTTCAGGTACTGCTTACAAAATTGGTCAAACAGTAGTTTCTTCAAACTCTACTTACAGAGCAAAATTAGATACAACAGCAGGTCAAGCACCTACTGACGGTGTAGATAATACTCAATGGGCACTTTATGTTGTAGGTGCACCATCAGGTGTATTCACTACACAAGGTGACCTCGTACAAAGAGGCGCAACTAGTCCTGAAAGATTACCAATCGGTAGAGCAGGTGATAGATTAAGAGTTAACTCTGCTGGAAACGGATTAGAATATTACAACGAAAGTTCAGGTAATGCTTTACATGTTTCTCCAGAAGGATTAGACACAAATCCAGGAACAGAAACTTTACCTTTAAAAACAATTAAAAAGGCTTGTCAACTTGCAGGTTCAAATGGTATTTCTCTAGTATCAGGTATAGCAGGTGGTACAGGCGGAACACCAGGAACATTTAGAAATGTTGCAGTAACAGGTGGTTCAAGTTCAGGTACAGTAGTTGATGTCATTACAGATGGTTCATCTACACCTACGATTAACATTATTAATAACGGTTCAGGTTGGACCGAAGGAAATACTGCTACAATTGCAAAAGCAAATGTTGGTAACTCTACAGCAGATATCACATTTTCAGTTGAAACAGTTGCCGGCGGTGATACAATTCACATTCAGGCAGGTACTTTTGAAGAAACTTTCCCTATTAGAGTTCCACCAAATGTAACAATTTTTGGTGACTCATTAAGAGGTACAAAAGTAGAACCAGCAACTGGTTCTGCTACTTCAGTTTCTACAATTGGTACAGTAGGTGCCAATGACGCTTCAAGAACACCAGGAACATATTCAAATGTTCTTGCTACAGCAACAAGTGGTACAGGTGTAGGTTTAAGAGTTAATGTTGTTATTGATGGTTCATCAGCAATTACAGTAACACCATCACATGGCGGTTGTTACTTTGCAGTAGGAGATACACTATCTATTCCTGATAACTTATTAGGTTCAGGTGGTGGAGCTGCGTTAACTTGTGCTGTTGCAACATTACATAATAACAATGCTTCAACTATGTGGCTTGTTAACAACTCTAACTACCTTTCATTTATGACCTTCCAAGGTTTAACTACAGGTGGTGTAGTAGTTGCTCTTGACCCTAGTGGTGCAATTACAACGGCTTCGCCTTATATACATAACTGTACCTCTGTTAACACAGGTTCAACTGGTATGTTAATTGATGGTAATGCTCACATTAGTGGTAACAAGTCAATGGTTTCCAATGACTTTACTCAAATCAACACAGACGGTAAAGGTGTTTCAGTTATCAACGGTGGTAGAGCAGAGTTAGTATCAGTCTTTACATACTATTGTGATAAAGGTTTCAATACAGAATCAGGTGGTACAATTCGTGCCCTTAACTGTTCAAACGCATACGGAGAATACGGTGCTTTTGCAACAGGTGTAAGTGCAAGTGAATCACCAGACGAAGTACAATTAAGAGGTGGTCAAGTTCGTTTCCAAAATTTACAAGGAAACATTGCTACTGCCACAGTTGCTGAAGGAGATACCTTAACAGGTGCTGTTTCAGGTGCAACAGCAACAGCGATTGATGTTGTACAATCAACTAGAAAATTAAAGATTGAAGGTGGTAACGGAAGATTATTCTCACCAGGAGAAACAGTCAATGTTACTGGTGGTTCTTCATACAACTTTAAAATTTCAACAACTGCTTCAGACCATACAGACGCAGCTACTAAAACAATTACAGGTGTTACACAAGCTAACCCAGCAGTTGTTACATCTAACGGTCACGGATTATATAACGGTAATAAAATCGTAATATCTGGTGTTGTTGGTATGACACAGTTGAATGGTAATACTTACTATGTTCAGAATAGAACAGCAAACACATTTAGTTTATCATCAAATGCTGACCCAGCGTCAACAACAAATGTTGACAGTTCAGGTTTTACAGCATACGGTTCAGCAGGTACTATTACACCTAAAACACCGACAACTGGACAAACTGGTTTCTTATTTGAAGTAGATAGTACAAGTTCATTATTAACAAGTGCAACAGCAGTACAAGTAGGTTCTAACTTACAGTTTGCTGGTGACTCACAGTATTATCGTGTAACTGCTATCACAAATACAGATACAACAAACAAACAAGCTAAATTAGCAATCACTCCTGAAAGAACGGCTTTTGCGCCTGACAATACGGAAGTTGATATAACTAAAAACTTCTCTAATGTCCGTCTAACGGGTCACGATTTCTTGTCAATTGGTACAGGTTCATTTACAGACACTAACTATCCAAATAGTGTAGGTAATACACAACCTTATGACCAATCGAGAGAAACTACCGAAGAGCTTGGTGGTCGTGTGTACTACACTTCTACTGACCAACTTGGTAACTTTAGAGTAGGTTCGCAGTTTAAGATTGACCAGGCAACTGGTACTGCTACACTAAACGCAGACGCATTTGACCTTTCTGGTTTGACCGAGTTACAACTTGGTTCGATTGGTGCTCAAATCGGTGCAACAATTAATGAATTCAGTACAGATGGAACACTAGCAGGTAATTCTGATACTGCCGTACCTACGGAACAGGCAGTTAAGACTTATGTTGATACAAATTCATTTTCAACTGGTAAGGCGATTGCAATGTCAATCGTTTTTGGTTAATAATATTAAAAAAAGAGGTAGAAAAAAATGGCAAATCCAAATATAGTATCAGTCGCAACGATTAATGGTAAAACTGATTCTGGCGAATTGAACACTACATATACTACAGCTCTTGTATCTAATGCCGCTAGTTCAAGTAAAATTTATAAAATAAATTCTATCACTTGTGCTAACAAAAGTGGAACAGATACAACTATGAGATTTAGTTTTTATAACGGTTCAAACGACAGATTTTTAGCTTATAACATTAATGTTCCTGGTAATACAGTTGCTTTCGTAACAGATAAAAACTCAACTTTTTATCTTGAAGAAGGTGATTCAGTTAGAGGCGGCGCAGCCACTAACAGTAGATTAGATTATGTGATTTCTTACGAAGAAATTAGTTAATAACAGGAGTTAAATTAAATGGCAAGAATAGGACCGTTTTACGGTAGAAAATCCAGCAGAAGAGGTAACAACAGTTTCCTTGGTGCTCAGGAATCATATCACCATTACACAAGCAAGAAGACTATCTTTGATACTTCACCAAGTTCATCAAAAGGATATCATTCTTTTGGTATGAGAGATATGGATACTGTATTGTCTGGTGCCTATATGTCAGGTACAGGTTTAAAACCTATTTCTGCTCAAGTTAACTGGGGTGGTACAGAATCACACAGAGATTTTGCAAACACAACAAACACTAATAATGAAGATTATGGTGGTGGTTCAGTAGGTTTAGCTTCAAATGAAACTGCTAGACAAACTAATAGAATGAGGAATTATGAAGGTCGAAAACCACAATCAAACTATCCATACTTTAGACCTATGTTTAGTGTTGATGATGTTATGCATGAAGTTTATGATTGGGCTCAAACATCTTATGGTGGTGCAAACTCACAAACATTTAGAGATATAAATTCTCCTGGCGCTCAATGGAGATACAGACAAATTATTGCCATGACTTATACAGGTGGTGGTTATAAAGATGGTTCACCATGGAGACAAATTCATAGAACGATTCACTCTACAGACCAAACAACTAATTTAGGTAACTTAATGGACCATCCAGGTTCATATTGTGCTGGTGCATGTAACGATACTACTTTTTACATGTATTCAACACCAACAGATAACGCACACTCTTCAGCTTCTACAAGAACAAGTGCTATTCATATGTTTACTGAAACTGGTAAATCTCACAATGGAAACTTTGACGCATACAATTCAAGACAAGATTTAAGTAACTCACAAAAGAATAATGAATATTCATTCTTTACAGGTGCTCACGGTCCTGCTACATTTGATGTAATGAATTTAACTGTAGAATGTAGATTTGCTCAGTTTGGTACAGGACTAAACGATACATCTTCAGCATTCCAAGATAAAGATTATGGTTATCATTGGGACGATAACGAAGGAAGAAAAGTAAACTTCTATACTTTCAGTTCATCAGGTTCTACACATTGGGCTGCTCACGGACAACAAAAAGGTATTCCGTCAACACATAGAATTGGTTACTGTGGTAACGAGGGTTCTTACATGGGCGGTTATAACTTTAGAAGATGGAATTTAACATCTGATTCTAACATTGGTAATATTGGTAAAATTCAAACAAACATGGGTGAAGAAAACTTTGGAATGGGTATGGATTGGCAGTATATGATAGGTAACTTTGATGGTGCTCAAAACAATGAGTCACACAAATTATTTTATGCTACTGATACAGGAAATGTTCCAAGTGGTTCTCAACCAACTGCTAATGCTGGACAGTCATCAGGACATTGCGCTTGGCGGGCATAGATAAATAGATATAATAATTAAAAGCGAGGAATATTATGAAGCGTACAGACATTGATTTGACAAACGATACTTCTATCATTGAATTTGCCAATGACAAAGTAAGTTATCATCAACCAAAATTTAAGACAGAGCATTTTGTGGGTGGTTCTCAAATGACACCATTCAAAAAAATGCAACAATATTTTATTGAGTTAAGAGTGAAGCAAGACGCATTTTTACAA